ACGCCATTTCTTAAAGTTAGAAGTAGTTTCACCTCTATTTACTTCGACAATACCAGTTCCAATAGCATGATACCATTTACATAGTAATAGAAAGATATGGTCAGCTTCTTCAAGTTTATCAGGACGACCATAATATGCAGCGCATATTTTAAGTTTATATCCATTACGGTCATTAGGCATTTCCCAAACATGAATACTATTATGAGAATGTCTATTGGTTATTTCATTTTTATCTTTATCAATACCAACAGGGTCATAAGTAACAACATACGTCCCTCTTGGAATCTCTTTAATAAGTCTATCATTATGATAGTATTCAGTATATTCAGGAGAAAACCAAACTCTTACACAACCATGAGGATCTTCATTTCCTTTACGTGGCACTCCTTGAATCCAATCATAAATCTTAGCAGTTTCATCTTCTGCTTTAATACGAGCATTACTTTTAAAAATAACTTTACCAGCAGCATCTTGAAAGAGTTGTCCATCTACATAGAATTTAAAACTATTATCAACACGAAGTCTTTCTTCCCATTGATTAAATCTTTCACCAACAAATATATTTTCACTTGCACTACTAAATGATTCAGCAGGAAATAAAGCTCTTTGTCCAATATAACCAAGATAATCAGCAAACGATTTAGCATCTCTCTTTTTCTTAGCACGTCCACGAGCAGCAAGTTCAAGACCTATTGATAAATCACTATTACCGTGTTTGTCAACTCCCGGCTTACCATCAATAAAACCCTCTATACCCCAAGCAAATGATTTAAAGAATCCACAAATCTCTACACGAGCATCTTTATCCCATACATTTTCAAAAGGCATAAAATTATATGCTTTAGGATTATAAAAGTTCTGTTCAAACACTTGCATATTAGTAGCAGTAGCAGTACCCCAAGCAACTAACATACCAGTAGTAATATCACCTACAGTCATAGCTGGTTCAGTAACTTTCATAAAATCATCAAAGTTCTGCATAGTAGAAAGCTCTTCTACATTAACTCCAACAGCATCTTTACCAATAGCACAGTCAGGGTCATTATTTGCAGATACACTAATCAAAGAACTTTGCCAACTATCTTCAGCTTCAACTCCATTAGGAAGCCTATATCCAAGACGAAAGTCTTCAACAGTAGGACTGAATATTCCTCTTTTAAATGGAGTCTTTTCTTCATAGAATTTAAGATTAGCAACAGCAAAGTCAGTAAGACCACCTTTCTTAGTAAGGTATTTCTTATCAGCAGCAACATTAATAAAGACTTTATGTTTACGTAGATTAACAGCGTTACTTGCTCTTGCAGCCATCATATATGAAAATCCACCACGACGAGTCTTAACTATAATAAGATGATAACCATTATCTTTGGCAAACTGAAGAACATTATGTGTCCAGAATTGAGCATCTATAAACTTAGGAAAAGCATACTTCTTTTCAGCAGTAGATGAGTTCTTACCAATAACAATAGTAGAATCATCAGTAAGTTCCATTCGTGTATAATTAAGATAATTATAATAATCACCACTTATATGAATGTCTTCAACTATACCATTTTCATTAAGCCAACATGGAGCACTAAAACCATTCTTACGTCTATCACATTCTCTTCTACGAAGTTGACGATGTGGAATACTATCAGGTTTATAGTTTGTATATTTACCATTCTTAAGATAAGTATCAGCCATTTCAGTAAACAAATGAGTATTAATAAAACGACCTCTACGAATATTCATAAGAAACCCACCACTATCTCCTATAAGAAAATAATTATGTGGGTCATAAAATCCAGCTTCAGTTGCAGTCTTATATCTACTTTTATCTTCTTCTATATATTGTTTAAAAGGATATTTTTCACGAGCCATAATACTTACTTTAGCAATAAGGTTAATACAACAATGGCGACACTACCAATAGTAGTACCGCCTAATATCTTATTTCTACGTTTTGTTTTAGCAACTTGTTTTTCAAGAGCTTTAGCTTTATTATAACAATCGCTATAAGCAGCTTTATAAAGACTATCCATTGTAGCATATTTCATACGTTCGAGACCAAGGACATCATCTTTAGCAGCAATAATTTCAGGACAATGACTATGTTCTATTAGCTTAATATTAGCTTTGCGAATTAAGTCAATACTGATAGTTACTTTAGTTGTGTCCCCCCGTAGAGGATGTATAGAATCATTCTGACACCAACCGTTCAAACAGTTCCAAAGAAGAGCTGTCATTAAGAGCATTAGCTTTATCAATTTCATCTCTTATAGTATTTTTAATATGAACAATAGTAGAATCTTTCTCTTTGATAACTAACTCAATAGAATCAATCTGAACTTTATTAATAATAGAGTCAACATCCTTATTTAAGTTCACTTCTACACTACTTATCTTGTTAATTATCACTATTTGTAAACTCACGATTATTATCGCTATAATAACCATTATTATTAATAACTTCTTCATGATTCTATTGATTTAGTTAATGAATAGCAGAAACCCCGTATTTAAGCATCTACTTAATTGCAGCAAGTTTATCAAATAAATCATTATCCCATTTACCGGTAACAGGGACACCAACAGTACGTTGAGCAATAGTAACAGCAGCAAGCTTGCCACAATTAACATTAGTATCAAACAGTTGCTCGGCAACAAGTTGATTAGGAACATTATCAAGATTAAAACAATCCCAATAAGTCTTTTTATATAAGTCCCAAACAGCCTTTTCAAGCTGTGGAGTTTTCTTAGCAATACTTTCAAAAGTTTTAGGATGATGTTTCTTTAAATCATCCAATATAACCCAACCAATCCAATTAGGATTAGCTTTACGAGAAACACCTTTATAAGTTTCTCCACCAGCATCATCTGGGTCATTAACATAACCACCTTCAGCAGCAGCTACTTTCTTATATGCTTTATTAAAATCAGCCATACATTATTCATCTTTATAAATAAAATACCAATCTTTAACTCTATATCTAAGAACACGAGAAGTTTTATTTCGTTCGCAACAATTACTTACACTATTAAGAGTAGTATTAGTATCTTTAGCAGCTTGATATAAACTATCATATTCTTTTCTAACAGTAGGGTCATCAATTCTTATTCTGATACAAGGTTTAGATTGACGTGTTACAATAACAAGTTTATTGAAGTCAAAAACTACCATAACTATTCAGACAATACTCGGTTTATCCAACCTCTTAAATATTTAATATTATTTCCTTTCTTAGCTATATCGTTATAATAACGAATACGTTCAAGTTTATACTTAGCAACAAAGAGTTCAGCACTCATTGTTGTATCAGTTTTTAAAAGGTTCAAACTATCCTGTGTTCTACGAAGTTGTTCTTTAAGAAGTATAACTTCTTTAACACTTATAGTATCAGAAGTAGGAATATATATAAGTTCCTTAACAGGAGGAACAGTAGGAACAACTTTATCAGCACATCCTTTTATCAAAGCCATACTTACTGTAAATATAACAGCAAATATTAAAGCATTTCTATGTCTCATTATAATCCAAGTTTAAATTGTGTATTAACACCAGCAGTTGCAGCATGAGCATCAAGATATAATTTTCTATCATTAAGAATATTAACAATTTCTTGACGTCTATAAGGCATAATATGGAACGTAGTTTTCTCTTTAGGATTCTCTTTAACATGATAAAGACCGTCAGGAAAACGTTTAGGCATTCCATATTCATTAAGTTCAAAGTCAGAATCTATATGACAAAGCCACATACCAATACAAGGAATACCAAGTATAGTTTCTACCATAAAAGCATACATACTAAGTTGTAGATTATATATGCTTCCATTGCAATGAGGAAGATTATTAACAGGTGGTAAAAGAAACTCTTGTTTAGGAACCCATATGTCTGTCATTTGAGCAGGTTTCTGACTCTTATCTTTCTTGTAGTAGCCAGCCTCAAACTTAAGACCACCACGATTTGTTTTCCAATCCCCAATAACAAATTTATCTTCTCTTATAAGAAGAACGTCAATAGTTCCACTAATAAGAAAGTCAATAAGAAAAGAACCAATTTCAGCATAAATCTGATAACCAGCATCTACATATTTCTGAAACACTTCATATATCTGTGGATACTTATTTTCAGTAAGTTCTATAAACTCATCAATAACTAAAAGACGATAACGACCAAGAATAGTAGGTATATCGGCAACAGTAATCATTTCCCCGTCTCCACGAGTTTCAAGATACTGAATAGCTTTCTTAAATTGACTACCACCTTTAATACCATCTTCCAATCCATTATGAGTATTAGAACCACGTTCACAAGCTTCATCAGTAATAGTTTGCCACTGCTTTTCAAGTTTAGCTTCACTTATTCCAAGTTCTTTAGCTTTCTTTCTAAGCCAATAAGTTTTATCAAACTTAGGAGCATATTGATGAAGAATGGTAGTTGTAGATATATAACCATTCCCAAGAGTGTCTGTATATTTGTGTTGAGGCTCATCAAATATAAGACGTACATCATTATATCGTTTATCTTTTAATTCTAACATAATTTATTCTTCTACCATGCTACTCATAACAGTACCACCACCACGAGCAACAGTTTGTTCTTCTTCGTAAGCTAAGTTTTCTTTAGCAGTATTAAGAGCTTTAATTAAACCCGGAAGTTCAGCAGCTTTTTTGTTAAAATTGTCCATAATACCAATAACAGTATTAGCTCTTTCAATACTCAAATCACTACTTAATTCATTAGTAAGTATTTCATTCATTTTATTAGCAGCAAGCACAACATTATGTATGGACTTTGTAAGAGCTTCAACAGCAGAACCGGCAACACCAATTTCTTCATTATAATAACGTTTGGCAAGTTTCCAAACAAGTAAATCAGGTTGATAGGTCTTAGGTAAATCAAAGTTTTCAATAGCTTTTTTAATAGCTTCATTATCACTAAGTCCTTCTTGTTTACAAGGACCTTTAGGATCTGCAAGATAATATATAACTCCAACTTCTTTTATATACTGTGACTTATCAGGAGTTTTATCTCTAAGCCAAAGTAGTTGAACATCCTTATCAAGAAGCTGTCTAATGTCCGGAGCTTTAGGCATACCGGTGTCATCAATAGTAAGCAGTTTATCAACACGTAATTTATTTGCCATAATCATTATATGATTCTTGGTATGCAATTTCTACATTCCAATCAAATTCAACAACTGTCCAATTCTTAAAAGCAAAAAGCCATAGATTAGCATAAGCGTCACCCATAGTAACTTGCTTGTCCATCCACAGCTTTAAATATTTCTTTTTGAATACGTTCATCTTTCGTTTATGAACTTCCATGTTCTGTATGTTCATCTTCTCTCTTTTCATCACAGCTTTACAGTAAGCTATATATTCATCTTTAGGAAGTTCAGAACGTTTCTGTTTAAATTCTTTATAATGACTAATCATAGCCATCTTAATAGGACTTCGACGAATATTCCCAATATAAGGAAGTTGAACACATTGTCCTGCAAGAAGTTGAGCAGCTGCCTCTTTTTCTAATGAATCAATAATACTTCTACAAAGAACACGGTCATCATCTGTAACAAAATCAATATCATCAAGAACATTATCAATATCTTTATATATCAGAATGTAATCATTATCAAGTTCATCGTCGATAACTCTATTCTTAGTAATTTTATTTCTAAAATCCATATCATTAGTTTTAAAAGGAGATGCAACAGCTAATTAAGCAACTTTCCCAAGCTGATTGATTCTACCGCCCGTAGAGGATGAAATAGAATACTGACTCAACCAGCCGTTACATCATTAATATAAACTTAAGCAGATACGTCTTAGTTTAACATAGGTGATTGTTCTCCTTCTGCAACCATAGGTTCTTTTGGAACTCTAAACGGACATTCAGTAGGAACGTCTCTTTTATAAGCACCAACAATTTCATTGACAGGAACCATACGAAAATCAAGGAAGAAACAATCAGGAGCAAGTTCTTTAGCTTGAAAGTCAGATTGACTACCATCATTAAAGTAAGCTCCGGTAACAATAGCCCGAACAAGGTCAGGGTCAGAATTACAATATTTACCAACAGCAGTAGGGTCAAGTACATTCTCCGGTATGCTAATAAAGTTTGCACGTTCAAGAGAACTTGAAGCAATAATAGGTTTATCCATTAAGCGACAACCTTGAGCTTCTTGTGCATCTTCATGCAGTTTAGCAAGAACAGGAATACATTTAACCATACTTGTTTTTTGGTTCTTAACATTACTCACAACGCTGTATAAACGTTCAGAATAAATAAGAGCAACAACAGCATAATGTTCAGGAACTGAAACACCAGCGAGTAGTTTATCAATGTGCTCTTTAGTAATTTCACTAAATGCAGTAGGCACGAGAATGTCATAAGACATTTTGTCACTTTCAATTCTAATCATCTTTAGTTATTTATTTGGTTTAACAATAGCATCAACTCCCAGAGCACCAACTTTAAGTTTACTTGGTGTAGGATTGACTTTTTCTCTTCCTCTACAACCCGGTTTATAAACAGCAGGTTCAGTAGTAGTTTTAGCATCAGCATTTCTCATATCAAAATCATTTTGAACAACAGTATAAAATCTCCGGCAGACTACCAAGTATAATACTTGTTTTAACATTTATTTAACATATCCTATATAATAATGTACGTATAATATTATAATAACACGCACGTATAATACAAGGTACGCTTGTGTGCTTACACAGGTGTGCGTGGGCGTAGCACACGTGCGCATGGTATCAATGTACGTGCAGGTGTATGTGCGTGTGTATGTGCGTGTGTATGTGCGGGCGCAAATAGGTATTTACTATTACTTCGTAATAGTTTTATTATATATAGCACAGCCGGAGACACGCCGCAGGATAAACCAGTTTGTCGTGGTGTTTATAGACCAACTTGTCGTGGTGATGGTGAACCTGCTGGTGGTGGTATTGTTCATGTCCATCCTCTACGGGGCGCAGAATAGAACAACATTGCAGATATTGTATCATTTAAACCTGCTAATTATAAACCAGTTTGTGATGTAGATGAGCTTTATGGTGATAATGGAGATATTGATATGGTTTTAACTTGTGGTGATGATGGAGATTTATGTGGAGTTTTAAGATGGGCTGAATTTGGAAATTGGTTTTATGGTTATGTTGAGGATTGTCATGTCGGAATTATTATGGATTTTTATCTGATTTTTATTTGACTTTTTGAAGTATATATTGTTTTGAGTAATGATATGAATAAA